AATTTTCATCATATATATTTGGAGCCTTCGGACTACTAACATTTGAAACTAAACCGCCAGATGCATAATGATGTGCACGCCCGGTATTGATAGCGTGTAGATAATCAATGCCATATTTTTTAACCGATGCAGCTTTAACTACAAACTCACCGTTAGACAATCGGGCAGGGATTGAATCTGATGTGCTAGTACCTGGTCCTGAAATATACCCCCCTGTAGCTGCTGCAACTGCTGCTGCACCAACTGCCGAACTACCCGCATTTGCACCCGCTGCAGCAATCATAGATGCACTAATAATTTCACCCGCTGCTGTACCTGCTGTCACCATCGATGCTGAAATTGTTTCAGCTCCAATGCCTGCTGACATTGAAATTGACTCACCCATCAGCCCGGCACCGGTAGCCGTACTTGTAGCAATAGCTGTTTCCATTAAACCTGCTGAGGCGGCTGCATTTGCACTATCAACAGCAGCATCTGTTGCTGTACCAAATAATGAATTTCCCAGATTTGATAATCCGCTCATCGCCATGTCGGCAAGACTTTTACTAGCAACTTGCGCCATTGACGACAAAATGCTTTGCGCTAAGTTTAACAATGCGTCTTTTAGTTCAAATGTGCCTTTAGCCAAACTGTCTAGACTACTTTGGATACCTGTTTGTAAACCGTTTTGAAAAGCGTTTGTAAGTGCATCTGTGGTTTTATTTAACTCAGCAATTTGTAACTGAAGTGTTGCTAGTGCCTTTTGTGCATTTTCGCCTGCTTGCCCTGGTAACTCAGTCATTGCTTGCAAGGTGGGTAAATAATTTTCTAGCTCTTGCGCTGTTTGCTTATGTAGTTCGACTAACTGACTTTGAGCCTCTACTTGTGTAATTAATCCGCTTGTTACTTGCGCCTGGATACTTTGTTCTTTGGTTGATTGACGTGATTGCGCTTGCTGAATTTTAGCAGTGATTTCATTTAGATTTGCTTCAGCTTTTTTAAGTGGCAATATTTGGTCGATTAAATCGATGCCTTCTTGGTTACCTGTTTTTTTAAACTGAGCCAGTAAATTGTTATACCATTGTTCAACTGTCTGATCGTTAGCTTTGGTTCCCAAGAGCAATTCATTTAATTGTTGTTGTAATGCAAGATTATTTTTGTCATTTTTTAATGAAAAATCAGATTTTTTATTTTTAGCTGCATTTTTAGCATCAATCTGTTTAGCGAGTTCTATAGCTCTATCTTTTTCTGCTTGCGATGCATTTTTATATTGGCCTTCATTGATCTCATACGTTACGCGTTGTAGTTCTGTGGTTAATTTAAGTGATTTTTCAATGCCCTTGTTATATTCCTGAATACCCTTGTCCGTGATTGATTTTACATCTTTGTCATATTGTCCACCAGAAAATGACTGACCATCAGTTGAAGTAACACCTTGAGCTTGTAAACTTTTACGGCCAGCTTCATCAGACCACAATGATTGGTAATTTTTATTTAGTTGTTCTACGGCTTGAGATTGACGTTCTGCATCAGTTGTATTTTTTTTATGAAGTTCATCAAGTTGTTTTTGAGCGGAAATGGATTTTTCGGCGGCAATTGCTTGTTCCCGATTTTTAGCTGCTTCATTTTGCAATTTATCACGTTCATTTCGCTTATTTTGCAAATCTTCCTCTGATGACTCAGACCATTGTATTGAACCGCCATTAAACATAAAAAAACCACGTCTTTTGGCTTGTTCTAACTTTTCAATCTCTTCATCTAAAGTTGCCAGCCCAAAGCTAAATTTTAAATCTTTTTTTATTGAATTACCTAAGTCACTAATGCCATTTTTAAAACTAATCCAAGCAGATTCCAGCCAGTTTAGCTGGGTTTTCATTTCTTCAGCGCGTGCTTTGAGTACATCTGCATATTTACCAGTGGCAACAGCAATTGCTTGTTCAGTGTCCCCTTGAGCTTCCAGTGCAGCGATTCGCTGATATGTTGCTAGATCCATCCAGTGATATTGCTGGTTTGAAACTGATGCCCATTCAGTTACAGATTTTTGTATATCCTTAAAACTTGATATTGCCTCTTTACTACTTTGTCCAGTTAGTACTGACATATAAGCAGCTGCTGTACCTATGTTTTCTATCGCTTTCGATGATAGTTGCCCTTGTTGAGTTAACTCTGCGATGCTGTCGCTTGTTTCACTATAATTATGGCCAATGCTTCCAATTTTTTGAGACATGGCTTCAAGACTTGACGCTGTTGTACCCGCATAATTTCCTGTTGAAATAATTGATTTTTTAAAGGCTTCTTGCTCAGATGAAATACGAGATAAAATTTTTATTATGCTATAGGCAGCTCCGATAAAACCGACAACAGACAATGTCGCAGCACTGAACAGCGGCGGTAATTTACCTGTTTGATTTGCAATTGAAAATAACGAATTTCCAGCACTTCTTAGATTGCCACTCGCGAGTTGTTTTATCATGCTGGCGATACTACGACGAGCTGAACGAGTGTTTAAATCTATTTTACTAGTTCCATTGGACAGCGATTCAACAGTTGATAATGCGGCTCTTTGATTATTTATTTTGCTTAAATAACTATCAAATGTTTCATTATCAATTACTCCTGCTTTTTTGGATTTTCTTAATTTACTCTCTAATTCATCTAACCGACTCAAACCTTTAGTTGCTGGGTCAATGCTCGCAAGTAGTTTATCTAATCCTTGTCGTAACTTTTCGACCTCTTTGTTATGCTCTTTGGCTGCTTTTGCAGCCGCTTCTTGCGCACGTTCTTCAGCTTTTTCTTGCTGAATTAATTCCATAATAGCTCGCTGACTGCGATTCATTGCATCAGTTTGTTTTTCATAAACGCTTTTTAATTCATCGCCGATTTCATGAATATTTTTTTTAGCACGATTCACGTCAGCAGTGAACTTCATCGCAATATTCATATCGTTATTAGCCATTATTAATTACTCTCCGCGTAATTGTTTTACAAATGTATTGATTTGTTTACCGCCATTGAAACCGACGCAAACATCTTCAATCCTGTTTGCTCTCTCACGATTTTGTAACTTAATTATTTCGTCGTAATACATCAGCAGTTGTCGTTGTGTGTAATTTGGTAACTGTTGTGCATCATGTCCATTTTTAATTAATAGCGTAAAAACTTCGCTCCACGTTACTGGTTTAGCTGTTTTACGGCATTTTGACGAATAATTTTGCGAGTTACAGCGTTCATAAAAAAACCAGAATTAACGACCCACCACCAATCTAATACTTGCAATCCATCCTCATATGACAGCGCTTCAATCCAAGTAATAGATTTTTGAATCGATGTGCTGATTAATGAATAAACAAGTTTCAGGTTATTCATGATAATTGCGTCGGCTTGCTCAATAGTGATTTTGTTTGTACCATTCATTTCATTCACAATTAATGCAACAAACTGGTCAATGTCATTACCGATTGTTAGCGCGTCTTTAAATGAATATTCGCGTACTGTAATTGTTTCGCCAGCTAACGTTATTTCACGGTCAGGCATTAACACTGATAAATCATTGGATTCTTCTTTTGTTGCTGTCACTTTTTCTGCCATTTTATTAACCTTAAGTTGATAAAGTAAAAGCGGTGTGTTTTCACCGCAATTCGTAGTTAGTTAATTAATTATTTTGCTTTTTGAATATATGAACCAAAATAACCAAGCGAACCATCTTTGGATTGACTCATATCTGCAAGAACTGTTCCAGTCAGTTGTAACTCACCATATCCTTCATTGTGCAGCAACGACAAATTGGATACAGGGTTAAATTTGACACGGAATAATTCAACAATAACGTGTTCATCATCGCGATCTGTATTAATGCCATCTAACATGAACCAGCGTTCTGGGGGGTGACGAGTAAAAATACCTAGACTGTCAGTTTTAGCATATGAATAATCAACCGTTGCAGTTAATGCTGCTGTAGTTAATAGTTTGATTAATCCGGCGTGTGATGATTCAAGCTCATAATCGGTACCTAATACTAATGTCGTTCCATCAATAGCTTTTAATTCAACATCAGACACAAATGGATGCGCTAATTTGATGCGGTCGTCAACAACTAATCCATCTGGCAATTTTTCATCAGTTGCTATACCTGAATTAACTGTAATTACTTCACCGTAAAGCGCTAGCGCTATGTTTTCAATTGACCAATCTTTTAATGTGAGGTTCAGAGTGCCACTTTTTCCTAGTGTTAATTCTCCAACCTGTAAACGCTGCCCGGTGTACGATTCATTTTGTGTCACAGTTTCGACACTTAGTTCCATCTCACAAGAATCCGCCGTACCCACATGACGAAATGCACCTGGGCGGGCTGGTGAACTTGCGGTATTACGCGTAGCAAGGTTTATGGTACCTTGTAAACTCATCAATAAATCTGACATATATTTCTCCTAAAACTATTTAGCGGCTACCAATAAAATGCTGAGTCTGATACGAATCAATCCACACTAATACGCCGTTTTGAAAACCAAGAGTTTGTCCACCAACCCAGCTAATAGGACGTACTCCATCAATAAACTGAACTGTTTTACCAATTAACAAATCACGCACAGCGCCTATGACGGGGTTTGCTAATTGTTTAACGTTATTAATATTTGTTGCTTGGCTTGAAATATCACGAGCAACAATTACAACTCCAAAATTGACAGTCACTGATTGTCGCGTTCCCGCTGGTTTATCATTTGGTGTTTCTTTACCTAATAGAACATAAGCAGCGGGGGTAGGCGCTGAAGTTAAATCGGTCAATTTACTGTATTCAGCGCTTGTTCCAACAAAAACTAATGTTTTTTCTTGCAGCAATACCTTGAGTTTGTCAGCAATAACTGATACATCAAATGGTGCGCTACTCATCG